GGGATAGGTTTTAACCTACTGCTCAAAAGAGCACCACCGACGTTTGTGGGAAACCCGACGTCGGAGCGGGAAAGAACCAACCTCCGTTCCCCGAGGCTCAACGAATGTCTTTGCAAACATTCGTAAGCACAAGGGAGCAGCGCGAACAGGAGAAGCGGGCCGGATTAACTTCCAGCGTAGCTTCTCCCATCCCGACAACACTCGTTTATAACGAGGTGATATAGGAACCAGCGTCCTGATCTGGACGCAGTGATACTTCTTACACCATCTGGTGCGAAGCTTCACAGGTTCGTATACTGCCGAGGTGAGTCTACGGAAACAAATAAAACTAACCGGCCGATCATGATCTATGATCGGTATCGGGCCGTACTTGCGTACGACAAGTTTCATAAGTTCATCCGCAGTCTCCCAGTAACCGTGTGAATAGAGATGATTGCTCAGCTCTACACTAGACAGTAACTGTTTGGTGTTTTGGCTGCGAGGGATCCATACCGTCCTGTATCTAACAGGTGTTACGTTGACGCCTTTATAGGCGTCAACGCCACAGGATTCTCTGAAGAATCCCGACGTACAGCACTTCTGCTCGTTGAACATAAGTCCAACGGTAGGAAAGAACTGTAATGCAGCATCATAGTCATCGATGCGCATGATGAGATCGTCCCCGTATACCCGTACACCCTGTACCGCGTATGACTGTTTTGAATAGTCATGCACATTATCAGAGTTTCCGTGTATACAACACGCTACGGCTAGTGCCCAGAATATGAGAGACTCGACGGGAAAGCATAAAGCTGATCCCATCGGGGCAAACTTATTCAAAGGAACTAGTTTTCCATTAGGCAAACGAGTATGAGTTGACCGTGAGGCCAACAAATACGGGAGAAGGTGCGTCCCACCAAAGAGCCTCTCTACTAAACGTAGAGAAACTCGATCGGAGGCGTCCTTCATGTCTAATGTAACCCATCTAGCACCAAGTGACCCATACAAGGCAAAGCGCTGGTTTATCGACTGATCGGTGAAATTCACACGACCAGCGGTTAACCTGCACTTCTCAATTGCTCTTACGAGTTCTTGAGCTATTGCCTGTTGGATGTATTGGTATTCGACGGGTTCGCAGCTTATCAAACGCGGACCACGCGAGTCCTTCGGCACTAAGACGACTTTTGCCGTCCCAGTATCCGAAGGCGCACATGCCTGGAGAATGTGATAGTTATCACATATATCCATGGCCCCCGCGAAAAAGTAATCACAGTACGTGAAAACTTTATCGAGGGATGGGTAGAAGCGCGTAAAACGCATCTTCTGCCAGTGCTTCTCGCCAGTAGCAACGGATCCGGGACCATGCTTTGGGGTAAACCCCAAGACATCAACACCAGCCACCACCTCACGAATGAGGCGCGCAGCGGTGTCCAAGATAACTTGATTAGGACCCATATAAGGGTCAAAATTAAGTAAATCAAGGTCCGTGGATTCGAACTGACGAATGACATTGTCAATCGTTGGTTTCGCATATGGTAATTCTAACTTATAAAAGAAATAAGTTAGCTGCCGTAGGTGTCTAACACTTAGCGGACATGCAGAGGAGAGCTCTCGCCCTCCATGATCAAATACTCGCTCAAACAACCAACCGAGGAATCTCGGGGTTGTACGTCCTTTGGCTCTTGCGAGCCCAGGAACGGAGAGAGCAGTGCTTGTTCCGAGAGAAACGTCAATACGTTTCCCCAAGAGCGGCAGAGACTTCGTAAAAAACGAAGCCCCCTCCTTAGCACTCCGCGTCTTGACATAGTCAAGATCGTGGTTGACAGACACGTCAGCGTAGTTGTTAGCTACATCCCGCAGTAGAGAGGCGAACATGCCGAGCATATGCTCGACCAGGCTATTCTGTATTTCCATAAGGTAAATACTCCTAGCTAACTGACCTCCTCCCTCTGTGGGAGCCCATTATAAACAAGTACCGAGCATAAGCACGGTAAAGCAAGACGACAAATTACGACGCCAGTATTACTGGTGTCAGAGATGTCGACGCCGAGGGTGAACGGTACTCTTACGGTTCACCATTCAGCAACTTACCCGACAACGTAGTGTTGATCGCGTAAGAAATGCTTCCAGGAGACGCAGCAGTCGGGTCTGTCGCAAAAAACGACAGAAGCGTTGCAAGCGTAGCCTTTACTTGTACCATGGTGGGATCAGCAACCGAAGGCCAAGGCCTATCGATTACGAGATACACCGCAGTCGATTCAGCGTTCAAGGACGAAGCGTCCGTGTACATTGAATCGAAACGTAAAACTGAGCGCTTTCGCTTAGTTTTGTCATTCTGATCATGTGAAATGGTCAGAAGACCGTCCTTTTGGTTCGTCTGCATACCACTTACCTGCTGTCTGACCGTTTTCGGTCCGATAGCAGATACGGTATTGTAGACGGCCTGGCCGACGTTATGGCGCAGAGTTTGAGGGTCAGCTATCATAGTTGTCCTTTCATAACATTGCGTAATGGGGCTAATGCAAAAGCCCCGTGAACCTCATCCCTTGTTCTTGAATCCTTTCTGTCGCTTCCCATGAATCTTTCGTGGGCGCGCACAGTTATGACCAAGAGCTAGCATCAAGAAAATCTTTTTAAGATTTTCAAGAGGGTTGAGCAGCTGTAGCGGATCATCCGTATATGGAATACAGGCATTCCGCAGGTAACACCGAGATCTATCAGTATAGGAATGATACGAGTAAGTACTCGGATCGTCTAGATTGTAGTTCTCGAGGTTATAAGGGACTTTAATAGCCCCTTCCGTCAAACAATCGGCTTTTACAGAGATGCAAAAGTCGATCACGCGTAACTTCACAGTAAGGTTGGGCTTTGAAAATTTGCGATGTAACCAATCGCCGACCTCAAAGAACCAATCTACCAAGAAGCTAAACGGTATAGCATTCCAAAGAACCTGTGGGTCCCAATAGACGCCGAAAGCGTCATAGAAGGCCGACAGCTCTTTGAGCAGTCCTAACGCATCTTCACACCAATAGGTGTACTTCATAGTTGCAATCAATTCGGGAGCCCGCAAATGGTACGTCTGTAAAGACGCAGCATAAGTGAGACCGAGTGGTGCAATTGGAGTCCCTTGCGGGGTCAATGCGAAGTCCGCTCCTGTGGAACCCACTTCCAGGTTGGTAACACGAGGGACGAGGTCGTCCTCCGTGAGTATCTTCCGGTAATGGGTAACATGGGGCTTATGCTCTTCCGCACACCACTTCTTGAATCTCTTATGAAATTCTTGAAGTGCAATGAGCAGTGAACACACGTCCTGCAGGAATGGTTTCCAGCCAAACTCTTCGTTCAGAAAACCTGATGAAATATTCAGAAGTTTTCCTTTTCGAAGAGACCAAAATATGAACATCCTCTTAAAGTCTTTCAACTCTACGAAGAAGTTCATAATCGATAGGTACTTCGGGATACGGATCCGCTTCACCATTGCACGAAATGCACGGTGATTTAGACCAGGATCCGAAGCGAAGTTTGTACATAGACTAGTCAGATCATTAGCATACGGCACACCCGAAGGTCGACCATTACGAACAAAAAAGTTCGCATGGTTAAACTTAACGTGCGTGTCCCCCAAAACGGGGTTGTCTACTGATGGGCTCTGAGTCAATATACTGCCAGGGTAAAGGTTCCACTCGTAAATATTATGTTTACAAGAGTTGTACCCCACACCATAACCCGAGTTGGAGTAAGTAATCTCCTCTTCACGATATGGTATCTGGCAATCCGGATTAGTAAACTCAAAGTCGGAATTCGTGCCCTCGTCATGGCCAAAAACTGTGACAAGGGACCTCGAAAAACCGACTCGTTTCTTATTCGGCATACTTCGAACATGTGGCTAAGGACTAACGTTGACGGGTTAGACTAGCATAAGGTCATAAGACCAT